CCGTCAGCAGACAGGCTGGCCTGGTACGCAGAACGAATCGTCTCAGCCGAGACATCCTTGCCAAACCACTCGAGCTTGCTCACCTCCGCCTGACTCAGAAGCTCGTTATCAATATTCTCAAACAAAGTTTTTGAGGGAACCTTGAGGTTCACCTGACGCGTCTCCTTGGTAAGAGTTCCGTCAACCTGAACATTGTTCACCTGGTGAAACACACGAGAATCACCCTTTGCTGAGACCTTGAGAAAGTAACGACCGTCGGGAATCTTTACGGGAGTTCCGTACTCCATGTGTTCAAAAAACAAACCTAAGCTCTAAGTAGAAATGAGCGTGGGAGTTTGTCCCTCTGGGTACTTTCCCATTCCAGGGGATTCGTCCAATTGTGCCACGTCGACGAGTTCAACAATCCTCAAGAAAATATGTCCGACTGGGTACACTATTCAGTCCAATGGACTCTGCGGAACAGGCAACACGTACGTGACGACGGGACCGACATACTGTGGACCACAATACACTGGGAAGAACTGTACGTATCAGAGACAATTGACACCGGGAATCACTGTCGCAACAGGAACGGAATCGGGTCCGAACATGATTTGTGCATTCCAGGAGGGTGGTGTACAGTTTCCATGTGATCCAGGGTGTTGCGAAGCGCCTTCAAAAGAAACGACGAGCGGTGGTGATGGGGCAACGACGAGCGGTGACGGAGTAACTGGCAGTGACGTGTTTCCGTTATGGGCAATCATCCTTCTGATTGTTCTGGGGACTCTCATGATGGCTCTGTTTCTCGTATTGGCTGCCAAAAAAATGTCACGAAACAGTAGATATGGAGGAGTCCCTACCAAAGGTTGATTACCTCACGTCATACAATTTCGTAAAAGACACGCCCGTGTACGGTGGTTTCATGGTGTGGCACCTCATCATGTTCATGGTCCTCGGACCCATGTTGACATGGCCAATGCTGACCCTTCTTCTTCTCGTGTTTGGTACCCAAACTGCCAAGCTAGTTAAAGATGTGAGGGGCTCAACAAGTATCAATGGCTGACACCATCACTCTCCAGACTATCTTCGATGAGATCAAGCTCCTCCGCAAGGACCTCCGCAAGGTGAAGAACCTGATTGAGGACCCACAGGGCGAGAAGGCCAAGGCTCGTTCGACGACCAACGGTTTCAACAAGCCGCTGGACATCTCCGAGGAGCTGCGTAAGTTTCTGAAGATGGATGTCGGTGAGCAGATTTCCCGCTCTCAGGTGACCAAGAAGATGAACGAGTACGTGACGGAGAAGGGTCTGAAGCAGGGTCAGAACATCAACATGGATGCCTCTCTGAAGGCTATCCTCGACCCCCCAGCTGACGTACAGGTGACGTTCCTGAACATCCAGAAGTACATCAACAAGCACTACATCAAGGCGGAGAAGCCCGTGAAGGAGAAGGCTCCCGTGGCAGCTGTCGAGGCTGAGACGCCAAAGCCAGCCGTGGCAAAGCGCCCGACGGTGAAGAAGGCGTGAAACAATCGGTGTTGCATGCTGAATTTTTTCCACAGTCTAATGTAATATGCATAAACTACTGATTCTGTTTCTGATTCTCGTCGCTCTCTTCTTCATGTTTATGAAGAAATCAGACGCAGCTAAAATGATTGATGTGGCGGGAACAACTGGTCCCGGGTACATCCCGGCTTTCCAGGGGCATCCCCAGATTGGTGTCAAGTCCTGAGCCCCGGGGACAACAGGATTCCTGTTGGACTTAAAAACAAAATGTGTGTACTATAAAATGGAAACCGTTGAATCGCCAGAGCTCATCGATGCCCCAAACATCGACCGCGTGGCGCTTGAACGCCTTGTAGGAACTAAAATTAATGACATCAAGTTGTACCGCAGATCTTTCACGCATAAATCAGCACTCAAAAAGTACAAGGGTCTTGAAGGCTCGTATGAGACGCTGGAATTTATGGGTGATTCCGTTCTTGGATTTATCATTACGCGATTTCTCTTTGAAAAGTTCCCAGAGGAGCAGGAGGGTTTTTTAACCAAGGCGCGTACCAAACTCGTGAGAGGCAAGACGCTCTGCGAAATTTCAAAACGACTCGGACTTGATAAATGGGTCCTCATGGATGACAAGGGGATGCGTAACGGCTGGAACACGAATGAGAATATCCTCGAGGATGTTTTCGAGGCGCTTGTCGGTGCCATCTATCTCGACATGGGGATGATTCACGCCAAGTCGTTTGTGTTTGCGGCGTTTGACCACATCGATATGAACCTCACTGATGACAACTACAAGGACCAGTTGATGCGGTGGTGTCAAGCGAACAAAGTACCCTTACCAGAGTACCATGTTCGTGGTCAATACAACGGCACGTTTCATATCGAGGTTGTTGTGGATGGTGTTCCACATGGTTCAGGTTTTGGAAGTACGAAGAAACAGGCGGAACAATTTGCAGCCCAGATTGCACTTAAGACGACAGACCGTTTCAAAAAGTAGAAATGGGGTGGGGCATTTGCTTCGCACTTGATGCCAACGGTTATGTGTACTGTGCAGACGGATGCAAATGGCGTTCAACTGCGTCGGACTATGCGAACTACCCTGTGTGGCCTTCGGCGCGTCACGCTATCCTCGAGTACTTTCAGATGGAGGCGCACAGCGAGCTCGATATGGTCAGAGACGAGTGTCCTGGAACTGCTGCGGCGCTTCGGGATGCGTGCGACGAGCACATCGGCTATGCTGTGCGTCAATACGGACGTCTGAGTGACGAGAGAAAGATCCGTCTGCATGAACAGAAGATGACTGAGCTCGAGGGATATCTCGATCACAACAAGGTGGCACTTGAGCGGAGCCTTGAAGAGTACAAAAAGGCAAAGGTGGCTTGGCAGAATTATCAGAAGAACCCACCCAAGGTGAAGCCAGCCAAGACGCGCGCCGACGAGCTTCGCCAGATTACGGCTCCGTACCGGCTCGAGCTCGAGATGGAGGAGGCGGCGGAGGAGTGCGATCGACTCAAGATTGCCAAGGCGCGCGCGATGCGCATGCTCAACCGCGAGAAGAAGTTTACGTTGAGTTAAACAGTCTGTGCCTTGTATTTGAAAGATGCACCCACGTGCAAAAGAACTTATCGAACAAACATATGCCGATCAGCGCAGTCAGGAGTGGCTCAACCTCCGTGGAAATCTGCTGACTGCGAGCGATGCGGCGACAGCAATTGGACTCAATCCATATGAAAAACCTGAAGGACTTTTGGCAAAAAAGTGCGGCGCTGCGCGTCCGTGGGCGGGAAACGAAGCGACGGCACACGGAACTCGTCTCGAACCCATGGTTCGTGATTTGTACGACATGCGTCATGGTCAAATTTCACACGAGATTGGTCTTGTGCAACACCCGGTACACAAATTTCTCGGCGGAAGTCCTGATGGAATCACGGAATCGGGTCGACTCCTCGAGATTAAGTGCCCTCTGAGTCGAAAGATTAAACCTGAAGTTCCGGGATATTACCTGCCACAGATTCAACTTTTGCTTGAAATTATGGACCTTGAGGTGTGTGATTTCCTTCAGTACAAACAGGGACCACCCGAGGAGTTTGTCATCGTCGAGGTTCCACGTGACCGTGAATGGTTTGCACGTTATCTACCAGTCATGAAGGCGTTCTGGGACAGTGTAATTGCCATGCGTCAGAAAGGCATCTGCGACGTTGAAATTGACGAAATACAGATCGAGTCTGTCCCGGTGGAAGAATGTCAAGTTGATTTAATTTAACTGACTGCAGCACACACGAATACAATCAACGTAAGCATCTTTGATTCTTTTCACCCCCTGGTATCCATGAAGGGTTGCAAGCAGCCCATCACGAATGTCAATCGCCTGTTGTCTCTCTTTATTGGCGATAGCCAAGAGTAAACCCTTTGTCTCAGGGCTGAGTGCATCCCATGCCTTTTCAGCCTCGATCCACGTCGTGCCAGGATCATCCATAGGAGACTTGTTGTCCTGCATCCAGTGAATCATGTAGTTGTATACAGCCTTGCTGAGAGAATTGCGTTCAAAGACGTAATCGACTTCACCGTCACGGAGGATTGCAAGTTCATCATCGATCAGACTAAACTCCATGGTATAAAAAACCCCGAGATTTTTGAAAAACCAAGGGGTCGCACAGAGGCGCACTTGAAACATCAACGCCGACTTGGAACAAAACCATAAATATTTTCAACCTTGAACCGTCCTCTGTTGTATGGCTGACTCTTAAAGTAAACACCTGGGGATAATGGTTTCACAGTCACTCTTCTTGGGCTCTTTGAAGGTGACGAATTGCTCACATTGAAGCGACCGCGTGTCGCAACCCCTTTCGTACGGATTTCACGGTTGATTTGCATTCTGGTCTTTATCTGACGAACCGCTCTTCTCCAACGATTCAATGCGTTTTCATATGACTCGTTGATGCGCGCTAAACCTGACGGACGCCGGGTGGTGCTGGGGCGATATTTACCTGGTGGCAGTCCCTTTAGCTTATGACCCATATGATTAAATGAAATATTTTAAAAGTCCGGGTGTTCATCTATCGTTATTTCACAACGAATATGTCCATAGACTATGTTATTGAACACTTCCATGACATTATCGACGACCCGCTGGATATGGTCATCTGGATGAACGGGCCACGGCACGTTCATTCCGACCCACGTACACTGCTGCAAAAGAGTGAGGTTTTCATCGAATACATGTTCGAGTGACGGGTAAATCTCACGCATCTTGTCAAAAACCTCTTTGAGCACTTGATTCACCCCCCGTGTGTTTCTGTATCGAAACTTGTTATTCTGTTCCCAGTACACACGGTCTGTGTGATCGACGAGATATGATTGGAGTCGATTGCAAATTTGCTCTTCAAAAAGAGTCAGGATGGATTCGTCAACCTCGGTCATTTTGTCTTGTGCTTTCGGAGCTCCGCGGTTTTAGACCATTTAAAGTTTAGACCGCTCTTTATCAGTATGGGTCACTACGAAACACTCAATGTGAATAAAGACGCATCGGTGGATGAGATTCGAAAGGCGTACAGAAATCTTGCACGAGTCAATCACCCAGACAAGGGAGGCGACGCTGAAAAGTTCAAGGAGATTGGACAGGCATACGAAGTCCTGAACGACCCGGAACGACGTGCACGCTATGACCAGTTTGGAACCGATGACCCTCAGCAGCAGCCACAGGCTCACGGTCCGGACATTTCGGAAATTTTCCAGCACATGTTTGGGGGTATGGGTGGTCCACCACAACAGCAACAGAATCGTGATCGGCAACATACGATTGATCTGACGCTCGAGCAGGTGTACACCGGTGCAGACAAGACGATCAAGGTACCTGTGACGAAGCATTGTCAGTCGTGTGCCACACAATGTCCTCG